CACGCGCACAATTTTGGTGTGTCGAACTCGGTTTCGGTGGGCCGTGGGCGGCCCTAGGAAGGCCGTGGACGGGTCGGGGATCGGGGTCTGGTGTCGTCGTCCACTGACCCCCGTTGATCGCGTCTATGGCTGTCCTAGGCCGTTTTAAAGCGTTACACTCGCCGTCATGCGCCTCGGAATCTGCCGCCAATGTGCGGCCACTCTCACGGATCGCCGCGCCCACGCGGTCTACTGCTCGACCAGGTGCCGCGTCGCAGCGCACCGTGACAAGAAGGCCGGGGCCGCCGGCTCGAGGTCGGGCGTCGCTGATTACAAGCGGACCGCCGACTACACGATCGCGGACTGGCGGCGAACGTGGCTTCACCAGTTGCGTCAACTCGCGGAACGGAATCAGACGACGCCGACGCCGTGGTCGTTGGATCGTGAGCGCGAGCTGCGTCGCATTTTGGGTGCGTCGTGACGGCCCGGAAACCGAACGAACAGCACCGCCGCGACGGAACCCTGAACGTCACGCGTCACGTCAAGGGCAAGGGGTCCGACCTCGCGCCGGCCGTGCCCGTGTTGGGGCCGGATTTCATCCTGTGGCCGGCCGATGAGGCGTGGGCGTCGCTGCTCGATGAGGGGGTCGCGTGGCTTGCGCGGACGGATATCCCGAAGGCGTTGATGGTTCGGGATAGTTTGCGGGAACGTCAACGGCTACTCCCGTTCATCGACGAAGACCCGAACGCCCGGACGCAACTGCGTGCCCTAAACAAGGAGATCGCAAGTCTGTTGACGGATCTGGGTTTCGATCCGGCGTCACGGTCGCGGCTGGGTTTGGCGGAAGTGCGGGCGCAGTCGAAACTCGAGGAACTGCGGGCGCGGCGTTCGCCGACGTTGTCGGCGGCCGATCAGGTGGTCGTGGTCGATGAGTAAATCGGCGACGGTGAAGGGATGGCCGCCTGCCCTGCTGACGCCAGTGCCAACGACGGACGTCGCCCGCGGTGATGGGGATTTGGCTATCGAGTTCGTCGAGGCCCTGTGTGTGCAGGTGAAGGATTCGGTCGGGGGTCGCGCTGGTGAGCCGATGCAGTTGCGTGGGTGGCAGCGGAATCTGATTCGGGCGATGTATGCCCGCCGTCCTGATGGCCGCTACAGGTCGAAGATGAATCTGGTGATGCTGCCTCGGAAGTCGGGGAAGTCCGCCCTGGCCTCGAGCCTCGCCCTGTATGACCTGTTCATGGGGCCGAACGGTGGCGAGGTTTATTCGTGCGCGGTCGACAAAGACCAGGCACGGATCGTGTTCGCCACGGCCAAGGCGATGCTGGAGCGGTCACCGGATTTGTCGGGTCAGGCGAAGGTTTATCGGGACGCGATCGTGGTTCCGACGACGGGGTCGGTTTATCGGGTGCTGTCGTCGGACGCAGTGCGGAAGGAAGGACTGTCGCCGACGGCGGTGCATTACGACGAACTCCACGGGGCACCGACGCGGGAACTGTTCGACGTGATGTCGTTGGCGATGGCGGCCCGGATTGATGCGAGGTTCACGGCATGGTCAACGGCGGGCACGAAGGCGGACTCGACCGGGCAGGATTCGATCTGCTACAGCCTGTGGCAGTACGGGCGGAAGATCGCGAAACGTGAAGTCGACGATCCGACGTTCTTCATGGCGTGGTGGGGCGCAGCCGAGTCCGCTGACCATCGGGATCCCGAGGTGTGGAAACGGGCGAACCCCGCGTTCGGTGACCTGCAAGACCCCGAGGACTTCGACTCGGCGATCCGCAGGACACCCGAGGCGGAGTTTCGGACGAAGCGTTTGAATACGTGGACGTCGTCGCAGGCGGCATGGCTTCCCGCTGGATCATGGGAAGGACTCGAGCTAGCACCGGCACCGGACCCTGATGAGGACGTCGACGTCATCCTCGGGTTCGACGGGTCGTTCAGTGGGGACGCGTCGGTCGTGGTCGGGGTCACGGTGGAGGATTCGCCGCGGATCTTCATGGTGCGGGCGTGGGAACGTCAACCCACGGACCGGGACGACTGGCGGGTCGACATCGGTCAGGTCGAGCAGACCATCATTGAGGCGTGCGGACGGTGGCGCGTGATCGAGGTCGCCTGTGACCCGTTCCGGTGGCAGCGGTCCATCGAGGCCCTCGCCGCTGCTGGTGTTCCGGTCATCGAGTACGCGTCGACGTCACCGGCCCGCATGGTTCCGGCGTCCGCGAAGTTTTACGACGCGGTCACCAGTGGCCGGATCCGGCACGACGGCGACCCTCTCCTGGCACGTCACTTCCAGAACTGCGTCCTGAAAGTCGACCAGAAGGGTCCGCGGATTGTGAAGGAACATCGCGGCAGCCCGAGGAAGATTGATGCCGCAGTGTCTGCGGTAATGGCGCATGATCGCGCCACAATGGTGCGGGAACTGGTGCCCGAGGTGGCGCCCGCTATCTGGGTCGTCTGAGAGGACTGACGTGAGCAAACTGCCCGTGCCGTCGATCGTTCAGATCGTGGGTGCGGTCGCGATCACGGTCGGCGTTGCCCTGATTTTCATCCCCGCTGGTGTTATCACGGGCGGTGTGTTTGCCCTGCTGATGGGCATCGCGACGGAACGAACCGACAAGGAGTAACCGAATGCTGCGCAGGTTGACCGAACGTCGGGCGTTGTCGTTTCAGACGGTGTGGGGCGCGGGTGGCGACTGGGTCGGCGGTTCGAGCTTGTCCGGTGTCCCGATTCACGGCGACAACGCGCTGAGGGTTTCGGCCGTCTACGCGTGCGTCAGGTTGTACGTCGACTGCGTGTCAACCCTGCCCGCTGACGCGTTCCTGCGGGTCGACGGTGACCGGCGCCCGTACCGACCTAAGCCGGCATGGATTGATGAACCGTCGCCGGGCATCACCCGGTCGGATCACTTCGCCCAGGTGATGGTCAGTCTGATGATCGACGGGAACTCGTTCACCCACGTCCTGAGGTCGCCGACGACTGGCGAGGTTATCGACCTCACGGTCCTGAATCCGCAGCATGTCGAGGTGCGCCGGAACGCGGCCCGCGAAATCGAGTACGTCGTGGGTCATGGGAAGGTCATCATCCCGGCCGAGGACATGATCCACATCACCGAGATGACGCTGCCGGGCGAGCTGCGAGGCGTGTCACGGATCGCGCAGAACCGGGAAACCCTCGGTCTGGCGCAGGCGTTGACGGAGTTCGCGGCCCGGTTCTTTGGTCAGGGGTCGATGGTGCCGGGCGTCATCGAGTGGCCGGGCACGCTCACGAAGGAACAGGCGACCGCGCTGGTCGACACGTTCGAGGCATCGCATCAGGGCCTGACTCGGTCGCATCGGCCCGCCGTGTTGCAGGGTGGCGCGAAGTTCACGACCACCGGGATCGACCCGGAGTCGTCGCAGTTGAACGCGTCCCGCCGCCAGTCCGTCGAAGATGTGGCGCGGATCTTCCGTATCCCGCCGCACATGATCGGCATCACCGAAGGCATGACATATTCGAACGTGGAGAACAACGCGATCCAGTGGGTCCGGTTCAGTGTCGTCCCGATCGTCACGAAGATCGAACAGGCATACAGCCGACTCCTGCCCGGCATCGCGTTCATGCGATTCAACCTGGACTCACTGCTGCGCGGTGACACGTCGACCCGGTTCGCGGCCTACTCCACGGCCCTACAGTCAGGGTTCATGTCCGTGAATGAGGTCCGGCGCCTCGAGGACCTGCGGACGGTCGACGCGGGCGATGTGCTGCGGGTGCCGTTGGCGAACGTGGACCTGAACGCCGCGAACCTCGTCGAGACGGAGAAGAAGGTCACGATGGCCCGGAATCTGGTGCTCGTGGGCTATGACCCGGCCGAGGTTCTGCGTGCCCTGGGACTGCCTGATATCGAGCACACGGGCGTCCCGTCGTCCCAGTTGCAGCCCATCGTTCAGATCAACCCGAATGATCCGGGGTCGGTCTACTAATGCCGTTTACGTCGACCGCATACAACCTGACCGCGGGGTCGGCCACGGTTGTCGTCCCCCCGGACAACCAGCCGATGGCCGTCATCCTGCGCAACAATCAACCGGTCGCGGGCGCGGAAGGGTTCAGCCGTCGCGGGTACACGTTCGGGATCGCGCAGTCGTTCGACGTGCCCGCGTCGGGCACTGCATCGTTCGCGATCACGACCGGCACGCACGGTGCCCAGTTTCAGTATTACTCGATCATCACGGAGACGACATCCGTGGATGCGTATCTGGTCGAGGGTGCAACGGTCGGCACGGCCGCAGGCACTGTTACGGCCTACAACCTAGACCGGACGTCGTCGCGTGTGCCGACGTCGGTGGTGGGTTCAGCCACATCGGTCACGGGCGGGACGATCGTGTCGGCGGAGTATTTGACGACCACGAAGCAAGCCGGGGAAACGTTCTCGTCGTTCAAGATTTTGACGCTAGCGGCGTCGTCGGTTTATGCGATGCAGTTTGTCAATCAACAGAACCAGTCGACCACGGTGCACTTTCAACTGGGTTGGGCGGAGCAGTTCAACGGCGGGCACGATATTTACATCGGCGGCGCGGTCGGGTCTGCGTTCCGGCTGCCACCGGAAACAACGATGCAGTTGACGCTGCTGCCGTTGACGACGTTGACGGCGACCGCGTCGCAGCCGTGCAACCTAGGTGTGTTCGTTGAGAGGGCGTGGGACTGATGCCGTACTTCATTACCGATCAGGCGGACGGCTGCGACGGGTGGGCGACCGTGAAGGACGACGGCGAGGTCATCGGCTGCCATGCGGACAAGCAGGGCGCGATCGACCAGATGGTCGCAGTGTCGTTGGCTGAGGATATGGAGCCGGGCGGGGAGCGTGCCCTACCCGATAACTATCGGCCCGCGTTGGCGGCCGACGTTCCTGATGGTCGAGCGTGCGGCAACTGCTTGTTCTATGACGAGTCGAACGTGCAAGGCGATCGTGCCTGGTGTCAACGGTGGAGTGATTACGTCTCGGGCGCCTATTACTGCAACGCGTGGCAGGCCGACGAAGATGACGACCGGTCGGGTAACCGGGACGCGGGTGACCCGCTCATCATCGTGTCCGACTTCGATAACACCCTGCGCATGTCGGGCGGGGATCCCAGTGTGGGCGTCATCGAGCACCTGAAGGCGGTCAACGCTCAGGGCGTGCTGGTGGTAATTGTGACGGCCCGGAACGAACGCGACCGGGACACGGTCACGGCGTGGCTGGTCGATCATGGGGTTCCGTATCACGAGGTCGTGATGAACCCCGGCGCGGGCGACCCGACCGCGTTCAAGGTGTATGTCGCGCAGGATTTGTTAGATGACTTCCAAATCGTTGAGTGGATCGACGACAACGGGGACACCAGGACCGCCTTGACGCAGCTCGGGATCCACGTCAGCCCGCCGTCGAACTATCGGTCGGCCGTGGCGGCTGGTCAGGTGCGCGACGTCGAGGCCCGTGCGGTCGATGTCCCCGGTTATGTGCGGCGGGCCGCTGCGCGGGGTTTGCAACTGCGGGCCGATGGTCGGGGTGGGGCTGGGTTGACGGATCAGACGATCCGTGAGGCCCGCGCCATGGCGAACGGCGAAATGACCGACGACAAGGTCATCAGGGCGGCGGCGTGGGCTGCGCGGCATCGTGTCGACCTCGAGGCACCAGCAAACAGTGACCCGTCGCATCCACGGTGGCCCGGTCCCGGTGCCGTCGCGCATTACCTGTGGGGCATTGACCCGTTGAATCCGAACCCGGCCCGTAGTTGGCTGGACCGTCAGGCCGCGATTATCAGTGAACAGCAGCAGGAGGAAGGACGACTCATGCCGGGCAAGATGGAGATCCGCGCATTTACTGAGGCGATTGAGGTGCGTGCGGGTGGTGACGGGATGTCGTTCACCGGTTATGCGGCGGTGTTTGATTCCCCGTCGGAGCCGCTGCCGTTCATCGAGCGGATCGCGCCCGGCGCGTTCGCGTCCACCATCCGGTCTAAGAACAACGTTTATCTCCTGCGGAATCACGACTTCGGCTCCCCTCTCGCACGGACCCGGAACAAGTCCATGACCCTCACGGAGGACGGTCATGGTTTGCGGGTGGAGGCGAAACTGCCCGACACGACGGACGGCCGCGACCTCGCGGTGCTGCTGCGCGACGGGATCGTGGACTCAATGTCGTTCGGGTTCAGTGTCCCGAAGAACGGCGACGTGTGGTCTGAGGATGGGATGCAGCGCACTCTGCGGTCCGTCCGGCTGCATGAGGTCAGCATCGTGACGATGCCCGCCTACCGTGCGACCACGGCCTCGGTCCGGTCGATTGACCGCCTCGCCGACGTGACTGGTTTGGATCCCGACGCGATCGGGTCCGCCCTTGACGCCCTCGAAGCGGGCCAGACGTTGTCGAATGACCAGGCGGATCTGATCGGGTCGATCGTGGGCCGGTTGAAGCCTGCGGACGTCGCAGCGGCACCTGAGGCTGCGCCCGTGCCTGACCCCGCCGTTAGTCTGGATCTGCTACGGAAACGGCTGGAACTGGCCGCGAAACTGTAGCCGCCCGTGCGGAGCCGCCGGGCATCGACTGCGCCTGTCCATCTAGTCGATACCCGGAAGGAAACCAACATGCAGGAATACATGAAGCGTTTGGTGGAGAAGCGCCAGAACACTTGGTCGCAGACCACTGAACTCCTTGACCGTGCGGCCGCTGAGAAGCGCGACCTGACCGCCGAGGAGACCGAAACCTACAACCGCGCCATGGCGGACCTCGACGCGACGAAGTCCCAGATCGACGATCTGGTGGCGGCGGAGCGGCGTGAGGTTGAGATCGCCGAGTCGATGCGCGGCCTCGAGCACGTTGTCCGTCCCGCTGGTGAGGCTCGCAGCGGACAGTCTGAGCGGGACATCCTGCGCGGACTGCTCAAGGGCGAGGTCCGTTCGCACATGTTCGACGCTGAGCGTCGCGACATCACGACCGGCACCAGCAACGCACCGGTGCCGCAGACGTTCGCCGGTGCCGTCATCGACCAGGCACGCCTCGTCGGCCCGATGCTCGACCCGAACGTGGTCACGGTCCTGAACACCACGGGCGGCGAGAACTTCGTGTTCCCGACCCTGTCCACCTGGTCGACCGCGAACAAGTTCGCCGAGGGCACCGCCATCGACGAGTCGGATCCCGGTTTCGGAAAGATGACCCTGTCGGCCTACAAGTACGCGTTCCTCGTGCAGGTGTCCCGTGAGATGGTCGAGGATTCCTCGGTCGACATCATGGGTTTCATCGCGACGCAGGCAGGCAACGCGATCGGCTACGCCGTGAACAGCAAGTTGACGCTGGGCACCGGCACGGTCGAGCCGACCGGCATCGTGGTCGCGGCTGGCACCGGGGTGACCGGTTCCACTGGTGTCACGGGCGCGTTCACGGGCGACAACCTCATCAGCCTGCTGTATTCCGTGGATGGTGCGGCCCGTCGTCTGCCCGGTTTCGGGTTCATGACGTCGGCGACGAACATCGCGGCGATCCGTAGCCTGAAGGCGTCGACCTCGGGTGAATATTTGTTCACACCGACATTGGACGCAGCGACCCCAGATAGGCTGCTCGGGTATCCGTTGATCGAAAATCCCCATGTGGCCGGAGCAGGCACCGGGGTCAAGTCGGTCCTGTGCGGATACTTCCCGGCGTACTACGTCCGCCAGGTCGGCGGGATCCGCATCGACTCGTCCGCGGACTACGCGTTCGCGAACGACCTCGTCACGATGCGGGCCACCATCCGCGTCGACGGCAACCTGTCGCAGCAGACGCACGTCAAGGCGTTCCGCGGCGGCACTGCCTGACAATGATCTCGGTGGGGGCGTCGTGTTTGGCGCAGGCGACGCCCCCACCGGGCTACAACCCCACATAACTCCACAGCCCCGAAAGGTCCCCGCGATGCCCCGTGCTGGTAATCCTTCACAACGCACCTCACGACCTCGACCCCGCCCTAGCGCAGCTGCTCATCCGATCGGGCCACGCCCAACCGATGACCCCAGGTATCGAATCCTCATCACCTCCAACGCGCCGTGGACGGCCACCGGGTACGGGGTCCAGACCGCGCAGTTCGCAGTCCGCGCCCGATCCGACGGTCACCAGATCGCGATCGCCGCGAACTACGGCCTCGAAGGCTGCAACAGTGAGTGGGCAGGGTTCCCTGTCTTTCCCCGAGGATTCGACCAATACTCGAACGACGTAATCCCGGCGCAGATGCACGAATGGTGGACAACGTGCACCGATGAGGACGTCAAGCCTCTCCTGATGACCCTGTATGACTGCTGGGTCTACAAGGGGCCGCAGTGGTCCGACTGGCCCATCGCATCATGGGTGCCCATCGACCACGCCCCCTGCCCGCCGGATGTGTTGAACTGGTGCAAGCGCCCGAACGTCGCCCCCATCGCGATGTCGCAGTTCGGGAAGCAGATGTTGGAGAACGTCGGCGTCGAAGCGGTTTATGTCCCTCACGCCCTCGACGGGCAGGTTTTCAAGCCGACGCCGTCACTGACGACGGACACGGGTGAGGTCGTGACGGGTCGCCAGTTGATGGGCGTCCCCGAGGATGCTCACGTCACGATGATCGCGGGCGCTAACAAGGGCATTTACCCGTCGCGGAAGAACTTCGCCGGGATGATTCTGGCGTGGCGGATCATGGCCGCGAACAACCCGGACGCTTGGCTGTATTTGCACACGGAACGGCATGGCGCGATGGGTGGGATCAATATGGATCACCTGTTGGCGGCGTGTGATGTGCCGATGGATCGGGTCCGGTTCGTTGACCAGTACGCCTACAGGAAACCCCTGTCGTCGGAGTTTCTCGCGGCGTGCTACTCCGGGGCGGACGTGTTCATGCACTGCTCGAAGGGGGAAGGGTTCGGGGTGCAGGCGATCGAGGCGCAAGCCTGCGGCACACCGATCATCACCAGCGACTTCACGGCGATGCCGGAACTGGTCGGCGACGGCTGGGTGGTGGATGGGCAACCTGATTGGGATCCGATGCAGCAGTCGTGGTGGATTGATCCGGCGATCCCCTCGATGGTTGAGGCGTTGAAACAGTCGGCGGCCCGTGGCGTGAATCAGGTGTCGGATAAGGCGGCCGAGTTCGGGGCACGGTTCGACGCTGACCGGGTTTTCGTTGAGCATTGGCGGCCCGCGTTGGCGCAGATCGACCGGATGCTCCCGTGAACCCGCTAGAGGCCGTAGGACGCCCGTGGATCGACGAACGCCTGCCGCTGCTAGGTGGACGTGCGGAAGCGTTCTCGGCCCTCTGGGACGCCCTCACGGGCCTTGGGCGGCCCGTCTGCATTGTGGAGACCGGCGCGACCCGGCAACCGGATAACTGGGCTGGTGATGGGCAGTCGACTCGGGTTTGGGATGCGCTGGTCACGGCCGTCGGTGGGGAGGTGTGGACGTGCGACATCGACCTCGAGGCGGTCGAGGTGACCCGGTCTCTGGTGTCGGCGCGGGTGCAGGTGCATCACGGTGACAGTCTCGCCTACCTGCCTCGCCTGACCGAGTATGTCGTCAACAAGTTTGGGCAGGCCGACCTGCTGTACCTGGACTCGTATGACATCGACTGGGGAAACCCTCGCCCGTCGATGGATCATCACCGGGCCGAGCTTGATGCGGCGTGGGGAATGTTGGGGCCGGGGTCGATCGTCGCGGTCGACGATAACCGGGACGACTGTGGGAAGGGTATGGCCGTCGGCATGGAACTGTTGCGACGCCGGTGGCAGCCGATCATCCACACTTATGTAAGGGCATGGCGACACCCTTAGGACGGCTATGGCGATCACGAACGGTTATTGCACGCTCGCGGATATGAAGGCCGCGCTGCGGATCTCAACCGATGACACGACGGACGACAGTCTGCTCGAACTCGCGGTCGAGTCGGCGTCCCGCGAGATCGACACCTACTGTGCCCGGTTCTTTTACAACGGCGGGACGGCGACCTACATTTACGCCCCGCAGCGTTACAACCTCACCTATGTGCAAGACCTCCCGGGGACGGCGGTCACGGTCGTCATCTCCACGAACGCCGACGGGGTGTTCGACACGACCCTGACCTACGGCAGCGACTACCAGTTGGAACCCCTGAATGGGCGGTCGGCTGGTGTCGCGATGCCGTACACGACGATCCGCGCCATCGGTGACTACTGGTTCCCGATGACTGAAGGCGTGGCGACGGTTCAGGTAACGGGGCTGACGGGCTGGACGGCTGTGCCGACGTCGGTGAAACAGGCGACGGTCATCACGGCGGCCCGGATCTTCAAGCGCCTCGACTCGCCCCTCGGGGTGGCGGGTTTCGGTGACATGGGCGTGATGCGGGTCGGGCGCGGTTTGGATCCCGACGTGCAGCAGCTCGTTCAAGACTTCCGGCGTATGGAGAACATCGCCTAATGCCGACCGTTCAGGAACTGCGCGAGGGGCTGGCGGTGCGGCTGCGCACCATCAGCGGGCTGCGGGCTGCGTCCACTCAGCCGGACTCACCGAACCCGCCGCAAGCCATCGTGAACCTCGACTCGATCACCTACGACCAGGCATACAACCGGGGGCTGGATGAGTACCAGTTCACGATCCTCGTGTTGGCGGGCCGGGTGGCGGAGCGGACGTCACAGAATCGGCTTGAGGCGTACCTGAATCCGACGGGGTCGTCGTCGATCAAGGTCGCGATCCAAGGGGATCGCACTCTGGGCGGGAAGGCCCAGACACTTAGAGTTACCGAGGTTACGTCCTACGGGTCGATCAACGTCGGCGACGTCACATATCTGGCCGCGAACATCACCGTCGTGGTCTACGCATAAGAAAGGACAAAGAATGGCGAAATACACGACGGACACGCACGTCATCACCTACAAGGCCGGGACAGTTTCCGGGAACGTGTCGGCGTGCGAGTTGTCCATCGAGGCAGATGAGCAGGAGACCACGGGCTACGGCGAGTCGTGGCGGTCCCGTATCGCTGGCCTGAAGAACGCGACCATCACGATGACCTGGTATCAGGGGTTCACCGGTGGCACCGCTGACGTCGACTATCTGCTGTGGAACGCGTTCGGGTCCACGGCTGAGATCGTCATCAAGCCGGGTACCGCAGTCGTCGGCACCGGCAACCCGACGTACACGTTCACGGCCCTCGTGACGCAGGTGCAGCCGTTCAGCGGGCAGGTCGGCGATATCGCGACCCAGTCCGTGACGTGGCCGATCACCGGCACCGTCACCCGCGCCACCGCCTGACCCCCGGAAGGAATGCAGCCCCATGCGTATCGCCCTGAAAGTCGCGTACAGCGATGGGTCCGGCGTCGATGTTGTCGCGTCGGCGCCGGACTTCATCGCCTACGAACGGAAGTTCAACCGGTCCATTGTCCGCATCGGTGACGAGGCCCGGTTTGAGGATTTGTGTTTCCTCGCGTGGACGTCACTGCGTCGCCGCCAACAGACGGCTGAAGAGTTCGACCAGTGGATCGACCGCCTTGACTCGGTCGGATATGGCGCCGAGGAGGCCGCCGACATGCCCCCTTTGGGGAGCACTCCCAGCACTGGCTGATCGCCTACATCGCCTGTGAAACTGGGATCGCCCCGTCGCAACTACTAGCGGAGGATGACCGGATGCTGTTCACGATGAAGGCATACCTGCGCTGGAAGGCGTTAGAGGCGGCTAGGGCATATGGCAACAACTAGTCGCGGGTTCGAGCTGAACATAAAGAACGCTGACAGGGCGCAGAAGGCCCTGTCGATGCTTGACCAGAACGTCGAGCGTGAGGTCAACCTGGCATTGAATGCGCAGGGCCGGAAGATCCGTGACGAAGCCCGCGACCAAGTGCCCGACCGGCCGGATCAGGCCACGGGCTGGTCATCGAATGAGCCGACGCCCCGGTTCAGGTTGAACGCTAACGGGACGTGGAATCGGTCGTCGGTGTCGCCTGGTTGGCCGGCGTGGAGTGCGTCTGAGGTGAAGTCGTCGATCAAGTCGTCGCGACGGTCGTGGACGTTGACCGTGAAGATGGGCAGCCGTGCGGGATCCATTTATGCCACGGCGTTCACGAAGACGGGCGGCCGGAACCCGCAGGGACGCGGCCTCGATGGGCGGCTGCGGGCCGTGAGTAAGTCCCGCAGGGGTGACCGGACGGGCCGTATTCTGGTCCCAGCCCTCAAGAAGCATTACCGGGCGACACTAGACGAGATCGAGGCTGGCGTGCGCCACGCCGCCCAGGTGATTGAGAGGCGAGTCAATGGCGGCTAGGTCACGGTCCGCAGGTCTCGCGCTGGTCATCGGCACCGAATACAACGACCGTGACCTGAAGAATCTTCAGCGCGACCTCGATCGGCTGAAGTCGAAGTCACGGCAAGCCGAGGGGCCGTTCAAGAAACTCGGCAACACTCTCAAGTCGAATGCCGGCCCGGCCCTCGCGGCTGCCGGTGCCGCTGCCGGATACATGGCGATTCAAATGGGCGTCGAGGCAGTGAAGGCCGCAGCCGAGGAAGAAAAGCAACTAGCGAACCTCAGCCTGACGTTGAAGAACCTCGGCGTCGCGTTCGACATGAAAGAACTCGACGCGTTTATCCAGTCGATGCAGTTCGCCACGGGCGTCGCCGACACGGAACTACGCACGTCACTCACGTCACTGGTTCGGGCAACGCGTGACGTATCTCAAGCGCAGGATCTACTGAAACTCGCCCTCGACGTGTCCGCCGGTTCCGGCAAGTCACTGACAACTGTGACCACGGCATTAGCGAAGGCACAAACCGGAAACTTCAGCACCCTGAAACGACTCATCCCAACGATCGACGCGACCGCCGTCGCCAGTAAGAGTTTGGACGGTGTCACGAAGTCACTGACGGACCAGTTCGGGGGAGCAGCCGCAGCTGCGGCTGAAACGTTCAGCGGCAAGGTCGCGGTGTTGGCGCAGGTCGCCGGTGAGGTGCAGGAAGCGTTCGGCGTTGGTTTCTTGAACGCATTCCTCGGCACCACGGACGTGCTCAGCACGACGGGCGATCAGATGGAGAAACTGATGGGGCAGGCCGAGGAACTCGGCTCAACCGTCGGTGGTGTGTTGGGTTCCATCGTTGAGGCGTTGCAGTTCTTCCAAACCGCCTGGGGCGAAACCACGTTCGACATTGCGACGTTAGAACCGACGCGGGAGAACATTGAAGCGTTCGGTGGTGCGCTGGTCGCGGCTAGGTTGAATCTCGCCGATTATGCGAACGCGTGGAAAACCGCGGGGGCTAAGATCGCGGCTAATCCGATCGTGGGTGCGGTGACTGTGGTTGACCCGTATGGGGCAGCGTTGGGTGAAAGTGTTAAACCGTTCAAGAAAGTCATCCAAGGCATCATTGATGCGGCGAACGCGGCCCGTGAGGCGGCGGATCAGGCGGGTGCTGATGCGGCTACGGCTGCGGCTGAGGCGGCCCGAAAACTGGCGGAGCAGACGAAGCGGCGGACTGATTCGATCATCGCTGACTTGAACGCTGGTTTGGAGAAGGCGAAGGCGGCGCGTGACGAGTTCGCGTCGATCAGTCGGGACTATGTGCAGGCCGTCCGTGACGACGCGGCTATCACAACGTTCAACCCGTCCGGGCCGGTCACGTCTCGCGGCATCGAGGCCAACATTCGGCAGCGACTGGGACTCATCAAGAAGTTCGCGGCGGCGGTCAAGTCGTTGCAGGGGAAACTGAACGGGGCCGCGTTGGCGGACATCATCGCCCAGGGGCCGGTCGCGGGTTTGCCGTATGCGCAGGCGTTGGCGAATGACGCGGCCACGGTCGGGCGGATCAACGCGTTGCAGTCGCAGTTGGCGACTCCTGCGGGGACGATCGGTCGAATCGGTGCGGAGTTGGCTACGGGCACGACGGCCGCGAAACTCGCCGCCGCTGAGACTTTTACGAACAAGTATGTGGTGGGGAAGGACGCGATCAACATCACCGTGAATGGGGAGTTGACTGCGGGGCAGCGTCGCCAGTTGAAGCAGGCGGTGCGGGACGCGTTGTCGGGTATTGGCCGTGAGGGTAAGAACGGGAAGGCGACGAACATCAAATGACAATCAGCACCGCAGTCCCCAACGGATACACCGCTGGTCTTGGAACTTTCAACGCCTATAACGGATCAACCGCGCTAGGAATCGGTTCAGCCGTCACGGTCGTCACCGACTCATCCAATAACACCTACATCAAAGCCACCGCAGCTAGCCCAATAGCTACCATTCTTTATGACTTAGGAAACGCGACAACTGGTGGATCGTCGATCGTTCGCATCCGTCACGGTGGGATCGTCAAAAACGGTGACGGTAACTTTGCTGGTATTCAGGTGACAAATCCGGATACAACGTACACTATTTACGCTGCATGGTCTGGATACCCAAACACGTCGACTGCGGCCACTGTATACACAGGATGGTATGCAGCCACGACGGCATTATCTACGACGTTTGTGAATGCTACGACGTTTTATTGGCTTACAAGTTCGACGGCCGTGCGTTTGACTAAAGCGTGGATGGAATATGACCTGACGTCCACGCCAGTCGGTACGCCTGCCGTGTCTGCTGTGACAACTGATCGGCCGACCATCACATGGACGTTTTCGGATGGTGACGGCTATTCACAGGCTTCGGCTGTGGTGAAGGTCTTTTCGTCGGCGCAGTATTCTGCGGCGGGTTTTGATGCTGGAACATCGACGTCATTGTGGTCTGGCACGGTCAATGGCACAGCGGCGACGATCACTGTGGGTAGTTCGATTGTTGTCAATGGAAACAAATATAAGCCGTTCCTGCAAGTGTTCAAGAACATCAGCCCGACGTCGATCAATGGTGCCTGGACTTCAGCGACGACAGTGTCAACGGCTACGTTTACGCCACCGAATGCGCCAACGTTGTCGGCTACATGGTCGACTGCTAATGCCCGCGTCGAGTTGACTGCCGTCGGGTCAGCGGCCCCGTATCGGATTATCGTCTTTCGTGGCACAGCTCTGGATGATCCGAACTATCAACTAATCAGGTCGGGAACGTACACCGGGGGAACATCCCAGCCGCGTGACTACTTCGTACCGCGCTCCACGGCCGTCGTATATGGAGCCTATGTAACCACGGGCACCGTCACGCCTTTCCTACAATCTGCCGTCACCCTCGCGACCGTTACAACCGGAACAGCGACGACATGGGAACTACGTTCAGTTGATGAGCCTTTGACATACCTCAACACGTCAGTGCCGGTGACGGCGATCTCGTTTGAGCAGTATGAGGGGCAGACGGTTTATCGCCCGATCGGGTCGAACTATCCGGTCGTCGTCGCAGGGAACATCGGTGGGGACGACGGCACCATGACGATCACGACCACGAATCAGACCGTGTGGGATGACATCAAGGAGATCCTCGACCTACAGTCCGACCTGTATCTGGTTTCCCCGTTCGTCGATTCAACCGGACTAGCTCGACGCTGGTTCATCAGGGTCACGGGCCGGTCATGGGTTGAGTCAGGTGTCCCGGCCGCCCAGGTGCGGACCGCGACCGTGTCGTTCGTCGAGGTTGAGGCACCGGAAGTGGCGGCCGACTGATGGCCTATCCGGTGTCGGCTGACTTCCGGCCCGCCCTGATTGTCGATCATGTCGACACGGCGGTCGCGACCGTGATTGATCTTGATGGGGCGACACTGGCGACCCTGCAAATCATGGGCGGGAACGTCACGTTCGACATTGACCGGAGTATCCGGGCCGAAGCCGGGGACCTGACCCTGATCGACCCCGACGGGACACTGACACCCAACGACGTCGCCGACATCCTGTCACCGTTGGCTGGGAACGAGATCAAACTGGAACGCGGCATCATCTACGCCGACGGCACCACCGAACTAGTCCCACTAGGTATCTTCGGCTTCAATCAAGTCACGGTCGACCTGGACAACTCTGGACTGACGTTGACCGTCGGCGGGTTACAGGACCGGGCGGGGCGCGTCGGCGAAGCCCGCTACACAAAGCCGTACAGCGTCGCGACGTCGACGGCCCTTGAGACTGTCATCAAGGGTTTGGTGCAGCGCGGGTGGCCTGCCGCGCCGGGTGTCGACAATCTTCCGACCACGGGGATCACGGTCACGGGCCGGTCGTGGGGTTCTGAGGGGGATGCGGATCCGTGGAATGACGCCGTCGACCTCGCCGACGCACAGGGATACCGCCTCTACTTTGACGGTAACGGCAGTCTCACGATGGAGCAGTACCAGGACCTCGCCGACCTCACTGCGACCGTCACCTACGACTCGACGAACCCGATTGTCCTGTCGATCGCCCGGACGTGGGACACGTTCAATACCTACAACGGTGTCATCGCCGTCGGTGAGGGGTCGGGGCTGCTCATCCCGTTTCAGGCGGTCGCGTGGGACGACGACCCCGCGTCGCCGACGTACTATCTGGGCGCGTTCGGGAAACGACCCCGCATCTACTCGTCGCCGAACATCCTGTCGAAGGCTGACGCCGTGAGGACCGCGAACGCGCAACTGAAGAAAACCCTAGGCGTCACCGAAACGGTGTCGTGGACTCAGATCCCCGACCCGTCGTTGCAGGTGGGCGACGGGGTGCAGGTCACGATTGAGGCGGCCGCCGTGGACAACCTGTACCGCATCGACCGGATCGACCTGCCGTTGTCGCCGATGGATCTTATGCAGGTCACGGCCCGAGCGAAACGGATCACGGCATGAACGAAGCCCTACAGTTCATCCTCGACATCAATAACTACAACTCGAAGAACAAGTTCCGGCTAGGCATGGCCCGCGTCAGGTCCGTCGAAGGCGACCCCGTGTTCGGTACGGCGACGGGTCAGGCGATGATCGTGCCCGCGTCCGGAGAATGGGATGAGGATGCCGTCCCCGCCTACTATCTCGGCGAGTATCCGCCCCGACCCGGTGGTGCCTGCTGGTATGCCACCGACGGACGTGACCGGATTATCCTCGGGATGATGGCACCCGATGGGCCACCGACGGCACAGATCGCTTTGAGTGTCGCCTCAACAAGTATTCCGAACGATCCCGGTGCAGGTTCGGCGATTGCGTTGGGCAGTGTGATCGCTGACCCATGGAACATGGCTAACGGATCTGGCATTACGACGCCAATACCTGGAATGTATATTGCGACTGGGTGGCTTCAATGGAGCACTGACACCCTAGGTGGGACTGGTTACCGTCAGGTCGCTGTTTTTGCGGGTGGCACAAATATCTTGGCGACGCGTATCGCCCCCGGCACGACAACGCAGCCAAGTCAAAGCGTGACCACACCAGTGTTTTACGCCCCCGCAGGGGTGAACGTCGAAATCAGAGTTCGACAGAACCGTGGAACCGCTCAAAACGTGACAGACGCCTCACTTTCGGTTCATTACGTTGGACGGCGTCGCACGGCAGGCGCAGGCCCGGAAGAACTTGCCGACGGGTCGTTCGAGGCCGCGGGCACGGCAGGCTGGGACTTCACCCAAACGACCGCCATCTACAGCCTGTCGTCAGTCAACCCCTATGACGGAGATTATTGCCTGCAAGGCGTCCACGGGAACGGGTCCGCGCTCACGTCCATCGTCTACGGCCCCGACAAAATCCCCGTCGTCCCCGGCGCCCAATACACCGTGTCCGCCTACGTCCGAGGTACGGCAGCGATCACGGCATCCGGGTCCGCTGGTGTCGTCCCGTTCCTGCTGTGCGCCCCGGACGGTCTGCCTGATCCGACGGACTCGACATCCGCCACGGCCACGAACGCGTCGACCGCGTCGGTGACGACATCGTGGGCGAACATCGCCCAGGTGCAAACCATTCCCACGGGCTGCTTCACGGCCCGCGTCGGTTTGAAACTCGTCACGTCGGCCGCGAACACGGCAGCGTGGGATTTACTCTCGGTGCAGGAAAAGATCAACTAGCCATGACTGGAGCCGTGAAAGTGACCGTTGACCTGCTCATGATCGGATCCGTCGCGGCAGCGTTCACGGCCCTCATAGCCCTGTCCATGGCCGTCAGGAAACTACTCACGGGCGCCCTACAGCGGGACATTGATGCGATCCGGTCAGAGTTGAAACCCAACGGCGGGTCAAGCCTGCGCGACGCCGTCGACCTCGTCGTCGAGCGGCAGACGTCGATCGGCCGGGAGATCCGTGACCTCAAGACCGAGCTGCATGAACTGCGCACTAAAACAGACGATCACATCGTCTGGCACCTCAACGAGAAGGAGTAGCACGATGGAATGGTTCGCGAAGTCTCCCATCGCCTCAGCCCTGCGCGTGTTCGTCGCCGTAGTGCTCGCGATGATCGCCGCCGACTGGACCGACGGCGGGACCATCAGTTTCGACCGGTGGCAAACATGGGTTATCGCTGGTGTCGCTGCCTGCATCCCCGTGATCGTCCGCTGGTTGAACCCGGCCGACCCGATGGGGCAGGTGTCCCGTGACCAGTAACCCCGACCACGTTGATGTCGACGCGTCCGACGTCGACTGGGACCCGCCGCGCGTCGGTTTCGTGCCGACTGAAGTGATGGCCGATCCGGACCCGAAGGACGTGCAGGACGCTGACCAGGACGCCGACGCATGACAATCAACCCGACACCGTCGCAACTGTTGGCGGCCCTGAGGGATCACGGCGTCGATGTGCGCCTGTATGCGAAGTGGGACACGATCGGCCGCGAATGGAAGAACGACGCGGACCCTAACGGCCCCGGCGGGCTGCTGGGCGTCGTGAACCATCACACGGCGAACCCGTACGCCTCGAAGACGAACCCGGCCCCGTCGCTGGAATGGGTCGCCCGCGAGTATTCACGGCCCGCCGCGAACATGCTCGTCGGGAAGACCCCCGGCAACACCTGGCTGGTGTCGGCGGGGTCGTGTTGGCATCCGGGCGACGGTGGACCGTTCCCCGGCGTCGGCATCCCACGCGCCGGCAACGTCGGCTACTGGCGACTGTTCGGCATCGAGGTCGACGACCCCGGCGTGAAGATCGGCACCATCACGGACTACCAGATCGAACAGGTCGCCCGCATCAACGCGGCCCTATGGGATCTCTGCGAATGGCCGAACGGGAAACGCATCATCACGCACAAGTGTTGGACCGACGGCTGCCACGGCGTGAACCCTGACGGGCCGTCACCGTTCGTCGGCCGGAAGAACGACACGATCGACGGTCCGTGGCGGGCGTTCCCCGGTAACCCTGACCCGGAGCCATACAACGCCCCGTGGTGGCGTGAGAAGGCGAAGGCGTACCGGATCAAGCCGCCGACGTGGGACGGGACGGTGCCGCGCCTGTCGGCGGTCCAGCGGGCCGACAAGGACGGGGAGAAAAACAAAGCGGCGTGGAGGGTCGCGTGTCGCCTGTACGACCTCGGGTTCAAACTGTCCGCCCCAGTCGCGAACGGGGAACAGTCCTATCCACGGATTGCCGTCAGCAAGTTCCGGGTCGACCACGGGTGGGACGCCAAAGATGGGGCGTACACGATGAACGTTCACCGGACACTGTTCGGGATCGCGAAGGCGTGACGTCCATGATTCTGATCGCCTGCGACGAATGCGGGACGGAGAAGATCCGTACCCTGAAATCGGACTGGATCGACCTGGTGTCGCCACAGGGCGAGTCGATGGCGTTCTGTTCGTGGGCGTGTCTGCAATCGTTCGCAGGTTTAGAAGCGGGCAAGGCACCAGTCCCCTAGGGGACTGGGCAGGTGTGGTCGCGGTCTAGGGGCTGGGCACGCGGCCACAGATAGGGGAACGCCCCCGCCGGATGGGGTCCGGGCGGGGGCGTTCTCTTGTCCTCGAGCTACTTTCGACTGCGGTGAGGTTTCCCGAGGATCCGTCGGATCGTCATCCGGTTCAGGCCGAACTCGTCAGCCAACTGCACCTCACTCACGCCCAAACCATTCAGCCGGATCACGGCCGACTCCATGGCGGCCTGCGCGGCCTCGAACGTGAGCCGTGCGTCAGTCCACGCGGCGGCCGCGATGCCGGTTTCATGGTCGACCTCGACTACGACAACCCTCACCCGTGACATGCGGCCCGCCAAATATCCCGCACCACATCCAGAGGCACCGATTTACGGGAGCCACTGTCAGCGATGACCCGCCCGAGGTCGTGGACCGCCTTCAACGCGGCCACGTTCCGGCGCGTGTCGGATTCGAGGTAATCGGCGAGTTTCTGCTGCGCTGTGGTCGCCGCGAGGTACAGGTCGAAAATCGCGACGTCCCGGTTCGGGTTGTTCACGTCACGGGCAGCGGCCCACGTTTCGTCGATGGTCACGCGACGATCCCCGCAGCCTCGATGGTGTTGAACGTCGCGGCGTCGAACTCTTCGACGATCTCGGTGAACAGGATGTCGTCGGCTGCGGCCAGTTCCCTCGCCTGGTCGATCGCGGCGGTGAGGTCGTCGACGGTGAGGTTGCCGGCGCGGAAGTCCTCGACCGCGAGGTCAACGAGGTTGACGATGGTTTCGATGATCTGGTCACGTTCCGTGATCCAGTTGGTTTGACAGGCGAAGGTGTGGCGGCCGTCGGGGAACGCGCAGTCGTCGCAGGTGATGGTCGTGGCGCTCATGCCGCCACCTCCGTCGCCATGTAGGTGGCGGCCTTGCGTGCGGCGGTCTCGATGTCGCCGAACTCGGCGATCAGCTCGTCGATCATCCGGCCGATCAGGTCGCTGAGCGCAACTTCCTGCGCCGGGGTGATGTTCGGGGTGCTGGTCATTTTGGTCTCCTGTCGTCTCTGGCAGGCCCGCCCTGCCATGTCTACGACTATACACCCTCGGGGAGGATGGTCAACACCAAACCCCGAAAAACTTTCCGTCCGTGTCATCGGTTACGCTGACGCCGCAGCCCTATCCCCTTGGGCAGCCCCCGACCGCACCCCCCGCACTGCCGTCGGGCGTAGACGGCCCGTAGGCCCGCGTTCACTCCTGTCCGCGCCTACGGGCCGTCCCATATCCCCCGACGCCTCTAAACCGCCTCTAAACCCCGAGAAACTGGCGTGTCGGGGTTGACCAGACCCGAAACCCGGTCCACCATGGAGTCGCGGCCCACACCGCGCCTGGTTCCTCCCCAGCGGCCGGGTCGATGCAGCGGGGAACTGCACCGGCCCGGTCGGGGGACCAGGACCAACTCACGACAGGAGCAACATCCATGGACATCCACGCCGTCATCATCCTCACCGGGTGCGCGTCCGGTATCGCGTTCGCCCTGGGCTACGCCTGCCGCGGCTATGTGCACCACTACAGCAGCGGCCGCCCTGAGCAGCGCGACCTCGACGCACAGGCCGAGTACGACAATCTGCGCCGCATCTTCAACGGAAACGGAGACAACCTGTGAACACCCAGCAGATCCTCATCGTCCTCATGGCCCTGATGTTCGTCGCGGGCGGCTGCGTCGGTCACGCCGTCGGCTACCTGCGACGCCGTGAGCAGGTCAGCATCCTGCGCCAAAACCTGCGCATCGCCTATGGGCGGATCCGCGTGTTGGAAGTCGCGGCCCACGACGTGAGGCGGCAGGCATGACGACCCGCTGCCACCGTGGCCTGCCGGTGCTCACGTTCGCCGCTATCGTCGGCCTCACCGCGATCGCGATCACCCCCACGCCACGGGCCGCAGCGTTCCCCCTCGACGTTGACCCCGTCCCCGTCAACGCCCTCCCAGTGTCCGACCCTGACCCCGTCAGAGTCCTTAACATCCCCGAATGCGTCGACCCTCTAGTGCAACTCCTTCACGACACGGGGTGGCGCGGCGATCAGTTGCGCATCGCCTACGCCGTCGTGTGGCGCGAATCCAACGGACGACCCGACGCGATCGGGGAAGGCGGCTACGGGCTGTTCCAGTTGCAGAAGTCCGCGCACATGACGAAACCATGGTGGGACGACAACCTGCTCATGGACGACGTCTACAACGCGGCCGCCGCGTTCGAGCTGTGGCAGGACAACGGGTGGCGGCCGTGGGGACTGACGAAGGCCGGTGCCCTCGACGCCCGCGACTATCCGAACTGGTCGGCGTGGGAGATCGAAAACTGGATCATGAAGCCGTTCCATAAGTACCTGAACCAATACGACACCATCTGTAGGAAGGACTGAACATGAGCGAGAACACGATCAAGGCCAGTGCCGCTGCGATTCGGCAGTGGGCGAAGCGCAACGGGATTCCCGTCGGGATTCGTGGCCCGATCCACGACGACGTCGTCAAGGCATACCAGCAGGCTCACGTCGTCCCTGACGGTGGCGACGATGACTGACCACGACCAGTTCTGTCCATGGGTCGACGACGACCGCCGGGGACCGCGGGACCGGTGCGCCTGGTGTGATCGTCTCGCCCTCGCCCGCGCCGACGCCACCAAAGTCGCCGACCAGATGCTTGCGCAGGCGAAGTCGTTGGCCGATGAGTCGCAGGAAGCCCTCGCGGGCGCGATCAAGATCGTCATGGAGTTGCGTGCCGACGTCATGCAGGCCGCGCAGTCGTTCGGCGTCGAGGTGAAGCCATGACCTACGCCGTGCGCGTCAACGAAATGAAGATGACCGGCCCCGGTGATGGTTTGGATTGTTGGCGGCAAGTGTCGTGGCAATACTCGAACGTCAACCGGCTGAAGGTTATTTACCCGACGCGGTTCGGGCGGATCCTCGACATCCCGTGCGCCAGTCGCCACGACGCTGACCAGACGTTGGCCTACCTGATCGACCTCGGGATCACGGCGAAGGCGATGCACCTCATCAGTGACCGGGAACAGGTCATCAAGTGAGCCAGTCACGCAAGCATCGCGGATACCGCACCCAACGGGTCGCCGCGAACTACCTGACCCGCTGGTGGCCCACGGCTGAACCCGTGGGCGCCGGTCGGGCCGGGTCCGACATCATCGGCGTCCCCTTCGACATCGAAGTCAAAGCTAGGACCGGTCTCGACCTCGCCGGACTGATGAAACAACTGCGCGACCGCAGCGACGGCCGACTCGGCGTCGGACTGCTGCGCCTCAACGGACAGGGCGAACAGTCGGTCGACGACTGGGTCGCGGTCCTGAGGTTTGCTGACCTCGCCCACATCCTCGCCACGATCCACCACGTCACCGACGACCTACCAGGAGACACGACACCGTGAAACCGTGCTACCACCAAAACCCTGAAAGCCCCGACACCTGCGACGCCTGCGAACCCGAGGTTTACAGCCGCGTCAACCGTGTCACCGTGCCGGTCGTGCAGCGGCCAGAACTGGACCGGATCCGCCGCGAGTTCCAAACTCTGGCCCATGACGCCACAGTCGACGAAGACGACCTGTTCATCCCGATGCGGGCCGCGTTGACCGTGGTCCGTGACGCCCTCGGCGACACCCCCACGGTCACCTATCGACCCCACATCGAGACACGATGAGCGGCCCGATCCCGTCCCCGTTCAGTCACTGCCCGCAGGGTCACGACCTCACCGACCGGGCCGCATGGTTCTACGACCGCAACTCGAACCGCCAATGCCGCATCTGTCAGGCAACGGAAAACACGAAAGCGAAACGTCCCACGTTCGCACCCATGTGGGCTGACCAGTCCTCGAAGGGGGAACTGTGACCAATCCCGGCCCCGGCGAGTTCAGGTGCGGGGATTGCATCACGGTGAAACATCACCGCGAACTGGTCGACGTCGCCATCGACACGATCCTCGCGAAGTTGCTCGACTACGCCACGACGTCGAGCTACGACGGCCGTGAGGCGATCCACGCGGCCGTCGCATGGGTGCGTGACCCGTGGTAGCGCCCGACTCCATCGGATCCTCAAACCCCGCCCCCTGTTCCCAATGTGGCGCGTGGATGCCCCGACCCCGCACCTGGCATTACGGGAAACCCACCTGCCGGGGCTGCCTCACCCGCGTTGTCGACGCGACCGTGCTCGACCGTGAATGGATGAAAGACGCGAACTGCGCCGGGACCCTGATCGACTTTTTCCCCCACATTGACCACAAGCAGGACATCAGCCTGCAAAGAACCATCTGCCGGTCCTGCCAAGTGCAAACTGAATGTCTGACCTACGCGATAAGAACACGCGAACCCCACGGCATCTGGGGTGGCATGACCCCGATGGAACGCCACATGTTCGCCCGAACAAACCGCCTACCAACATTCACCCCGGAAGGAACCCAGCCCGAATGACCAGTCCCAGCCCCGAACCCGTCGCCGTCCCGCTCGACGACGTCGCCCCATGGATTGACCAATACACGCAGGCCCGCGCCCAGTTGGAGATCGCGCAGGCGAATGTCGACCGGATCCGTGACATCATCCTTGACCGGCTAGGTGACGGTGAGGTCGGCACAGTCGACGGCCGCCCCCGCGTCTACTACAGGACCGTCACGTCCCGTCGGCTCGACACGGCCCGCGTGAAGGCCCACCTGGGCGCCGACTACGACCAGTGGACGACGACCACGGTGTCACGCCGCTTCGAGGTGAAGGGATGAGCGCCGGCAAGGACTGGGTCTGCGGTGACTGCGGGAACCGGTACGGCGACGACGTCACCGCCTGCCCGAACAAAACCCTCGACGTGAAGGGTTTGACGCTGCGGGCGCTCGACAACAGCCACGACCCCGTGTGCCCCCAGTATCGACTCCTGTGCACCTGCCCGGAATGTTTCCCCCCGGCGTGCATGTGCGCCCTCATTAAGGCCGTCCGCGCTCACGACAAGGAAGGGGTGCGTCGTGCGTTCGTCGATGCCAAACTCCAAACCAGTTAGCGTGCCGCCACCGGTGCAGCGATTCTGGTGGACCGTGACCTGCACCTGCGGCTGGACATATCCGGTCGCACCGCAACTCGCGCCACGCAAGGACGCCGACATGCAGGCCCGCCGCCACCGCGACACCTGCCCATACCGGACCGAGGAGGCGTCGTGAGACATGATCCGATCTGTGGCGGACCGCACGTCTATTTCTTCCCTGAGCGCCCTTGTCCCGTGTGCGCGAAGATCAAGCAGGCCCGCATCGAAGAACGGCAAGCCTGCGCGGAGGACGTCGCCAATATGCTGCGGCACCTGCCCTACGTCCCCGCGAACTCCCCAGCCGCGATCGAATGGGCCGAAAACTACATCCGCGACATTCACGACCAGGCGGACTGACCATGACTGAAGACCGGCATCGCATCATCACCGCCGTCATCGACTACCTCAACACGCTCCCCGTTGACCGTGAATGCGGATGCGACCTCGGACGCCGCTGGCCCCGCGTCATGTCCCAACTCATCGACGTGATCCGGCGGACACCATGACGCCCCACGGCCACTACCGCACCTATCTCGCCGGATGCCGGTGCGACATCTGCACGGGACGACTTCCGCACGGCACCGGCACCGGGTATTCGATGTGGCGATGCCGCTGCGAAGTGTGCCGCGAAGCGAACCGACGCCGGCAAGGGCAGTATGAACTGCGGCGGCATCGGGGCATCAGCCCATGGGGTGACCGTGACAAAGTTCTCGCCCACATTCGGCAGCTCGTAGCCGACGGCCTCACCTACAACGCGATCGCGAAGGCGGGCGGCTACCGTTCCCACTCCCACATCGACCACATCCTCAGCGTCAAACAGATCACCAAGGCCACGGAACGCCGGATCCTCGCGATTCGGCCGACACAAGTCCCGCCTGGCATGTTGATCCCCGCCATCGGTTGTCGACGCCGGTTGAAGGCACTTGCCCGAATGGGCTGGTCCTGTGACGCGATCGCCGAACGAGTCCACTGCGACCCACGGACCCTGCGCAGCATCCTCGGCGGGGATCAACAAAAAGCCCGCAAATCCGTCGTCGACAAAGTCGCCCAGTTCTACGACACCCACTCGATGACGATGGGGCCGTCGATACAGGCACGGGTTCAGGCGGAGCGGAAGCAGTGGCCGCCGCCGTTGGCGTGGGACGATCACGACCTCGACGACCCGAAGGGGCAGGCGCGGGCGTTCGCGAGGATCAAGCGATGAACCTCATAGTGCTGCCAATAGAGTTGAAAGAAGCGAACGCCTTCATCGCAGCGTTTCACCGCCATCACGCGCCTGTCGTCGGTGATCGCTTCAGCCTCGGCTGCGTCGATGACAATGGATTGATACATGCGGTCTGCGTCATAGGGCGTCCAGTTGCAAGACTGGCAGGACATCCTCGCGATGTCGCCGAAGTAACACGACTGGCATCCGACGGAACACCTAACTCATGCTCCATGCTGTACGGCGCGGCAGCTCGTGCCTGTAAGGCGATGGGATTTCGACGCCTACAGACTTACACACTGCCAGAGGAAGGCGGCGCCAGTCTGCGGGCCAGCGGATGGATCGACGAAGGCGAAGCGGGCGGAGGGCAGTGGAAACACACCGACGGAAAAGCACGACGAACCGATCAGCCGATCGACAAGAAAACTCGATGGAGTATCACATTCAACAGGCAATCGCTGGACCTCATAATGCCACCAGCGTGCGATGGCCTCACGATGACGCTGTTCGATGAGGTCACATCGTGAACCTAGACGCCGTCGAACATGTCCTGTATGTGATCGCCGCGTCGTTCGCGACGGGAATGCTGGTCGCCCTGCTGCTCGGTGGCCTCAAATATTGGAACGACCGCATCACAGCCTCAATACAGAAATGGCGGGAACGTGACAATCACCCTGAATGACCTGCGCGACGTCGTCAGGCAAGCGGACGCGACGAAACCGCGATCCACGCAGACCGCGATCGGCCCCAGTGACGCAGGGGTCGAATGCGCTCGACGCCTCGGGCACAAGATCGCCGGAACCCCGCCCGTGAACACCTCGGGGGATCCGTGGGCCGCGATCGTCGGCACCGCCGTCCACGCATGGCTCGACGCCGCGTTCACGGGCGACAGGTGGATCACCGACCGGCGCGTCACCCTGCCCGGCTACATGTCCGGAACCCTCGACCTGTACGACACCGAAACCAACACCGTCATCGACCACAAAGTCGTCGGCGCCACCAGCCTGAAACGTGCCCGCGACCACGGGCCGTCCAAGCAGTACGTCGCCCAGGTGAACCTGTATGCCGCAGCCCTCGAAGTCGAAGGCGTCCCCGTCGACCACGTCGCCATCGCCTACTGGTCAAGATCCGGCAACCTCCGCGACGCGCACCTGTGGACCGGCCCATACGACCGAGACATCGTGAACGCGACTCTGGCGCGTCTCGACGCGATCCGCACCATCGTCGACGCCGACGGAGTAGCGTCCCTCCCCACAGCAGACAGTCATTGCCTGTTCTGCCCCCACTACCTGCCAGCCGCAACCGTGCTCACGGAAGCGTGCCCAGGACACAACCCAACCCAACCCAAGTGAAAGGAACAGCCCCCATGACCAGTGTCTGGGACGAACCGTCAATGCAAGTCGGCGGCGACTACGTCAAATTCGAGAAAGTCGGCGACACCGTCGCCGGAGTCATCATCGAAGTCACCGCGAAGCGGTGGGACGACGGCAGCATCAGCCCCCAACTGTTGCTCGACTGCGGCGACGCCACAAAGACCGTCACGGCCGGACAAGTCCGGTTGAAGGCCGCGTTGGCGGAGCAGCGACCCGAACGTGGCGACCACGTCACCATCACCCTCACCGACATCGAACGCCGCAGCGGCGGCAAGACCCTCAAGCACTTCGAGGTCGTCGTGAAGCGCGCCGGAACCACCGCCCCAGCCCCGGAGGGGGCGGCTGGGTCAACCCCCACGGCCGCCGAAATCGAAGCCGCGCGACGCCTCATCGGCGGCCTGTAACACCCCACAGACCACGGCCCCGCCTAGACCTCATCCATCGGTGAGGGGAGAAGCTAGGCGGGGCCGTGCCAGCCCCAGCCCACTGCGCCAGCCCGAAGGGCAACACCGTGACACAAACCATCCAGTCACGCTACGACTGGTTCCTCGAACAACTCCGCGCCCACGGCAGCCGCGTCATCACCCGCGGCCCATCCACCGCCACCGCCCAATGCCCCGCGCACCGTGACCGCACCCCAAGCCTCGCCGTGTCCACCGGCGACACCGCGGTCGTCCTCACCTGCCACGGTGGCTGCAACCCGCAGGATGTCATGGCGGCCCTGTCGCTCACCTACGGTGACCTGTGGCCCGACGACGGTGTCACCCGCATCGAAACCCCAGCCGTGTGGATGGCCTACGCCGAGAAGGTCCGCGACCTGAACGAACGCGCCAAACACCGCGACACGTCCAAGCCTGACCTACCGGAGAACACGACACGGGAACACGTCACCGCCTACTGGTACGTCAACGAAGCGGACGAACTGGTCGGCGTGAAAAACCGGTACAACCTCATCAACCGGGACACCGGCGAGATCGTCGGCAAGACATTCACCCTCCACGCCGTCGTCGACGGGGAACAACGACCCACCCTCGAAGGCCACCACCTGCCCCTGTATCGCCTCGTCGACACGATCAGGGCCGTCGAAGTTCGCGCCCCCATCTACCTCGTCGAAGGCGAGAAAGATGCCGACAACCTCGCCGCCCACGGCCTCGCCGCCACCAGCCTCCCCGGAGGCGCCAACGACCCACTGCGACCCGACGTCCTAGCCCCACTGGCCGGTGCTGACGTTCACGTCATCGTCGACAACGACCCACCCGGACACAAACTCGCCCACCGGCTCAACAACGCCCTAACGTCGATCGGCTGCCGCACCTGGTACTGGACCGCCGCCACAGGCAAAGACGCGACCGACCACCTCGACGCCGGACTCACCATCCACGACCTCATCCCATACCGGCTAGAAACCGGCACCAGCGACGACCAGCCCGACCCCGAGGTCAACACCGTGACCGAACCCGACACCGACCTCGAGCTGCCCCCCGTCCCCGACTCCACATGGCTCCCCCGACTCCTATCCGACCTCATCGTCGAAGCCGGCGCCGCCCCCGAACCCACCATCCTCGCCCGCACCGACGGGAAACTCGGCCTCTACCCCGGCCGCGTCAACGGACTCCTAGGTGAAGCCGAATCAGGCAAAACATGGATCGCCCTCGCCGCCTGCCGTGAAGTCATCAAGGCAGGCGGGACCATCACCTACATCGACTTCGAGGACTCCATCACCGGCATCGCCCACCGCCTCGCCACCCTCGACATCACCGGCGACGACCTCAAGCGCGTCCAATACATCAACCCCGACACCGCGATTCACGAACTCGAACGCCAACTCATGCTCAACGCGATCCACGCCCACGCCCCCGCCCTGATCGTCGCCGACGGCGTCAACGCCGGCATGACCCTCCTAGGCCTCGACATCAACTCAAACAACGACGCCACCACATTCTTCACCCGCATCCTCAAACCCCTCGCCACCAACGGCGCCGCCGTCCTCGCCATCGACCACCTACCCAAATCCAAAGAAAACCGTGGCAAAGGCGCGATCGGTGCCCAGGCGAAACGCGCCATGATGACCGGCGCCTGCTACACCGTGAAAGTCGAGGACCACCCAGCCCCCGGCCAAACCGGCACCCTCAGGCTGTACGTCGACAAAGACCGGCCCGGCCGGATCCGTGAACAAGCCCGAGGACGCAAAGCCCTATGGGGAATCGCCATCATCACGTCCCACACCCCGAAGGTCGCGATCCGCATCGAGCCACCCAGCCCCGACGGACAAGACGACGACGACGAAACCCCCAACCGTGAACCCCGCCGACGACCCATCACGTTAGAGGCCCTCATGGGCCACATCGCCGAAATCGCCCACGCCAACACCACACCCGACGGCCAACACCAACCCACCGTCGCCCGCCACATCAACACCAGACTCCGCGAAACCGGAATCTCAGCCAGCAACGACACCATCCTCAACGCCACCGACCAACTCATCCGCGACGGATACCTCGACCAGCGGAAACGGTGGATCCGCGCCTACGAAACCCCCGACACCGAACCCCGACCACGCCGATGAACCGGTGTTCCGTTCCGTGTTCCGTGACATGTTCCGCTGTTCCGGAACACCCGGAACACGTTCCCGGAACAGCGGACGGTCTCATCGCACGCGTGTTCCGGTGTTCCGTGTTCCGCGCACCTTTAGGTGCGGAACGCGGAACGGCGGAACGCACGAAGACCCGCGGAACAACATGAAACTCCCCTTCGGCCCCTGCCGAGAATGCGGGCAGCACGTCCTCAAACTCCACGACCAAGGCCGACCCATCCGCCTCGACCCCACGCCCCTCACGGCTAAGCAGGTCGCCGCCGCCTGGCTACTGGATCGCCCCGTCTACTGGCTCACCCCCCACGGCCCCATCCCCATCCCACCCGGCGACACCGGCCTAACCGCCCTACCCCGCCACGTCATCCACACCTGCGGAAAACCTGTGCCCAACCATCAGCCACCAGCAACGGACAACGACCTCCCCCCCTACTAGGCCCCCGCCCCCGTCCGGCGCACAGCCGACGATGGATCCGTGATCGCTCGACCTTGCCTCGACTGCGGCCGCCTCATCCCATCCGGGTCACGGTGCGAACCATGCCGAAAACAAACCGAAACCATCCGCGCCGCCAGACGCCCACCCCGCCCCCACTACGGCGGCGACTACCGGCGTAGGGCCGCCTCCATCCGCGCCAACGCAATCACCTGCTGGTACTGCGGACAACCAGCCCGCGACGGCGACCCATGGCAAGCCGACCACCTCATCCCGGGCGACCCCGACTCCCCCCTCGCCCCAGCCCACCGCAGTTGCAACATCCGCCGCGCCCACGGCCTCCCCCCCCTGGCATGACCCCGGGAGGGGGGTCGAAGCGCAGGCGTGTGCAGGCTGTTCACCCCGCAGCCAAACAC